CAGACCAGCCTCTTACTCTAAATATTGGAAAGCCGTCAATACGACTTAACTTAATAAAAGTAAGTTCCCATGCCATGTCAGCACCAACACCAGAACCTGTTGGGTTCGTAAGTGGGTTACCGGCATAAATTACGTCACCTGTTTGAAAGCCTGCGATCTCTCCCGTATCAGAAAGAGGAACTTTAAGCATCAATGGAGAAGCAAAATCACCACCTTGGATTCGTCCACCAGCATATACGAAGTCTAAGTAAGTAAGAACTCCCATAGGACCTTGCATCGGCACGACAGGTACTAAGTCCAAACCTACGGTTTGAGCAGCAACCTGCATTGCTAAAGGTAGTAACGAAAATGGCCTATCACCTGAACCTGTAAACTGGTTAGCAAACTGGTTCAGAGTTCCTGGATCTCCTGGAAGAATAACATCTCCCATACCTGGAACATTAACATTTGGGTTAAGGTGTACAGTGTTGTGAACACTTTCGTTAAGGTTATGAAAATGACAGTACTTAGACATCCAAGATAGTTTCTCTCTATCTTCAACACCTGTAGCTTCTGTAATTATCGGACCCCAAGTCTTTTGCACCTCAGCCTCATTAATCATTTGATTATACATTTTGTTGTATTATTTTTTAAAATGAGTTTTAGTTTTCTAATCTTTAACCCTTTGCTTCTTGGTTTTTAGATTACTTATTATATATCTACACCAAGCTAAGTTTTTCTAATTATATTATATTACAAGTGGGCATAAAAAACCCCAGCCTAAACTGGGGTCTTTAGTTAATCGGTACGCTTAATTACTTCCGATCAATCAACTTGACTAAAATGATCACTGCAAGTAAGCCGACAAAGCCGGAATTCCCAAGTGAATCGATCAAACCAGTAACATTTCCAACAACGTCGATCCCGAAAACAGGAGCTCCGAAAAGAATTTGAACTAACACACCAACTGATAAAAGGGTGATAAGTAATTCAGAAACTCCGCCGAAAAAGCTTTTGATTGTTCCAAAAATTTTGTCCATAATTTATTGATTTTTTTTAATGGAAGTAAGGCACGCGTGAACCTTATTACCATTCATGATTATTTATTTCATGAAAATAGGCTAAATCTCTTCGTTTTTGTGCAAAATTAAACCAGGCCTAAAACCTGGTTTAATTCAAGTGAGGGGGGATACTTTTTAACGACCTAAGTTAAATTTCACTTTTTCAACTAGTGCCTTGGCATAGTCTTGATTAACTATAGGTTTTTCAACATCAGCAGATTCGGCGGCCGTTTTACTTTCATTTATGGGTTGCATAGTCAGTTTAGATGCCCTTAAATCTCTCGTTTGCCAGAAATTATTGATCTGATATTCTGTACTTAATGGGAAGAATTTAGATTCAGCAATGACCCTACTTTGATCCGCTTCTGAAAGATTGCCCCATTTCTCTAAGTACATATCTGGCATATTATCTAAAAAGTTAAGTGATTTTCTTTCTTCTTTAAAACATGATTCCCAGATGCCTTGAGCTTCTACTGAAGACAGACAGCGGGAGTTATTAAATTTTTCAAGAATCTGAGTTTGTTTTTCTTCATTAAGAGATTCAAATTCTGACTTCTTACTTTCTCCTAACAAAGCAAAGAACCTAGTTTCTGGTGTAGCAAATTTTGCATGATTCTCTTCAGCTTTTTCAATTAAAGAATTAAGCTTCTCTGTAATAGAAGTTTTGTAATCAGTACTTTCTTTTTCAGTAATAACTTCATTAGCAGATTCTTCCTCTTTTGGAATTTCTGTCTTTTCTAAAATATGCTCATTGACATTTTCTGCAATGTATTCAGTATAATCACCAACCTTTTCTACATTCTCTTTGATGTATTCTGAATATTTGATATTCTGATTAAGATTTTCGGCTACATATTCGCAGTAAGCTATTCCCTTATCTAAATTTTCTCCTAGATAATTTGAATATTCAATTCCTTGATCAGATTTCTCAGCAACATGTTCGCTATACTGAATGCTATTATCAAGTTCTTCTGCTAAATATTTAGTATAATTCTTGATCTGATTAACATTCTCTACAACATAATCGCAGTGTGAGATGCTCTTATCAAGATTTTCAGATAAGTATTCTGTGTAATCATTAAGCTGATTAACTCGTTCCGCTACATGTTCTGTGTACTTAACCAATTTATCAAGTGTTCCGGTATCAGTAGAATTACCGGCTTCTTTTAGTGAAGTAATTTCATTTTTTAAATATTCTGTATACTTATTGAAATCTCCAACTGTAACAAAGTCATTTGATTCGCTCATTTCAGTTTCTTGTTTTTCATCATAATTTTTATTGATCTCATAAATAAGAAGATCATTACTGTTATCAAAGCCATAAGATTCATTCACTCGAGATAATTCTGCATTTTCAAATCCCGGGTCTGCTACAAGATCATAAGTAAAAAATTTCTTTATTTTTACTTTACCGTCTTGGCCTACCGTTCCAGCAGCTCTACTAGAAATATGAAGCGGTATACCGTCTTCTATAAGAGATTGAGCTTCTTTACCTTTTGATGTATTCAATAAACGAATACGACCGGTTACTTGCTTTTTTGTGGAGTCATAACTTAAATCTTCAACTACATGAGAAACATTAGACAAACTAACATCAAATTCTTTGGGATGATCAAGTTCACCTAACAGTTTACCTGTACCCACTTTCTTTTTTAGTTCATTAATATGAGGTAAAACCTCATCCTCTTCGTAGATCCGATTATTCTTATTTTTCTTACCTATTTCGGTAAAAACTCCTTCTAATACAACACTCCCATCATTTCCTTTTGTAGAAACAAGATCGGATGTTGATCTTTCGAGGATTAAAAGATTCTTTTCTGGCATTTCTAAAGTTATTTGTTTATATATTATAGTTGACATTAGTTTTTATACTTAAGAACCATAACTTATTTTCTATTATCCAAGACCAGCTAAAGGATCTTCATCGGCTGCACCCTCCTCATCTTTTTCAGGTTCGAATTTCTTTTTATCCATTCCCATCAAGATCTTTTCTATATCTCCTTCTTTATACTTTTGGTCTTCTAATTCAGCTCTCTCCTTAGCCCTTGCATTAGCCCTTAAATCTTCTCGAGTGAACCCACCGTAACGTTTGATTAAGAACCCTAAGTCAAAATAAGGAATCTCTTGCATCTCAGCATCCATAGTACTTAACTGAGTTTTCATATTACCTATAAAGTCTACTCTCTTTGTAGCTAATTCCATGTTCTTCATTTCTTCAAAAACATTATCTTTAACAAAATCTAAACCAAGATGGGATTTGAAATAAACATCATCTTTAAGTTCTGGGTGATTAAGTATCATTTGAAGATAAAGAGGTTTAATTAATATCTCTTGCCATATTGAACGGAGACGGTCTATAAATTTACTAAATTTTATCTCATCTCTTAAAGCGCCGCTGGCTTCCATGTCATAAGTACTGGAACCTTCTCTATCAAAACGTGAGAACGGTATTTTAGAAGCTATCTTTAATCGGTCAGCAAAGTATTTAAGGGATTCTGTATCACCTAAGTCCGGACCGTCTCCTCCGATAGTTTCAATTTCCGGCTGTTCACCATCCTTGCTTGGTAACCAATATTCCTTATTGAAAGGTATCATAGGTTTTCCATTAGTAGAAATTTCTCCAGTATCATAATTAAAATCAACCAACTCTCGATAATTATTCATAAGAGAGGAAAGAGACTGTTTTGCTCTCGTCTTAGACTTACCACCCACAGGGATGATAAATTTTGTTTTAAATGAAGCATTAGAAACAGCCCAGATAATTCGGGTATTCTCCATAATGCGAAGTAAATTAAAAGATCTTATCAGTCTCTCTACATAACTTACTCGTTGTGGTGAGTTGACTTGAGAATATGAAATGTAAGTTATCTGGGAATCCCAAAGATTCCTTTCTTTAATACCCTGACCTTGGTATTGAACCCACATTTTCTTTCCAGTCTCTGGATCGATTGCTGGCATCAAAGATACTGGATCTAATTCTTTAAAGCCTATTATCTCAGTCTGCTTATCATTGTATATAATTTCAAAGGCAAGGAAACCATCTACTAACCACTTCCTAAAATAATTCCAGGGAGCGATAGCATCCATAAATCCAAAATATTGATATATCTTATTGTAAACATCATTTATTTCTTCTTCAATTCCGTTTGCTATCTGACCATGAAATGAAGCATAAGCCATATAATTGGATTCATCAAATACAACAGCTTCATCGGATAAAACATCTAATATTTCTTCTATTTCATCCTGTACTGCAAAAATACGCATTTGATCACGCTTCCTCACATAATCTTTATCAAAGAAAGAAATGTTCTTTTTAAGACTCGTATCAGTTAATGAGAGGGCAGCAAATGCAGCATAAATATCTTCATTATCCCCACCCATTGGGTTCATAGTAAAACCCATCTGATTCTCAGTAAAACCAACAGCTCTGGAATTACGCAATATCATATCATCATAGGCCATGCCTAGATTAGATAAATCCTTAAGTAATTTCCTAACCGGGTTAGTATTCGTTAGCGGTCCCTTCCGCCTTTCTGTAAAACCTGCCATTGTTGAATTTTATTAAATTATATATTAGCAAAGAATTTAGACTGTGCTTCATTAATATTTGTTCCGTTAAAAAAGTTTTCATCATTAACGACGGCTACTTTCCAATTTTCATAACTAAGTACTAATGGCTTTCTCATTCTCTTTAGTGAGTATTGCCTTATAGCATAAGTGATGTTATATTTTTTACCAAATGCACGTTTAATAGATTTGTAATCTACAATGTTTATAGGTAACTGGGCCTGTGCATTAAAGCTATAGAATCCTATAGTAGATTCTGCAATAGATCCCATATAAGAATCTTTAAAATTTTGTACAAATTGAAGACGAGTATCATAAGGAATGTAATGAAGATTAATACCTAATTGATGACCGTCGTCGCTCATCCCTAATCCTATCACAACAGGATAGGTATCATACATTTGTTCTGCTGGTGTAAAGTATCTAAACACATACATCTTTCCCTTCTCTAACCTTCCATTAGATGTAACAGCTTCTCCTGTCTTTTTTAATTCCTCAATAGAAGGAAAAGATAACTTAGAAGCTTTAGCTCGTCCACCAAGCTCCTTTACATATTCTTTAACTTCTTGTACAAATTCTCCTCCCATTAGAATAATTTTGAATCTTCTGTCAACAACATAACCTTAAATTTACGTGCCTCCCCCACCTTACGAAGAGCATCATTCTTACATAAATTCCTTACGTAAGTCTCGTATGCCCACTTGTAATTTTTAAAAGCTTTTTTAGTTTTCCTTCGAGGAGGAACTGGTTTTTTGAGTTGAGCTTTAGGTTTAATTTCTACTACATAGTGTTCTACAATCTTCTTGTTGTTTTGAGTCTTTCTTAACTTAATATAAAAATCCGGAAAATACTTATGAAATTTTTTGTCTAAAATATTGTAATACTTTATAGAAAATGGTTCGGATATCCAAGATAAGACTTCAGGATTATGATCACACCAGTGACAGAACTTTCTTTCCCAACTACTCCTGTAGATAATAGGCTGTGGGCCCTGGTATTTTTCAAGATTTTTAGGTTTGTAATATCCTTGTTTAAATCCTGAATTAGCTTTAGGCTTTATGTTTTTAATATTCATTAAATTGTGTAGATGCCTTCTCCACCGCTCATAGAAATTGTACCTCCATATTTCTTTGGATGTAATTTGTTCCACCCTTTAGCAAAACCTCTCTTAGCAATCTCAGTAAAATAAGCGAATGCATTAGTACTTTTTTCAGGATTAAAATTTCTCCAATATCGATAGAGATCCATGTAAGCACATGCAATACAATCTTTCTTATCTTCAGGGTTTCTATAAACTAACCGACTTGAAGATCTGTCGGCTAACATCATTAACATCTTTAACGCTTTGGGCGTGAGTTCATCTAATCCTTGTGATTTAACTATTTCTTCTAAAAGATCTCTATTATTAAGGTACTTACGTTTTCTAGCCATTGTAGCATCTATTTATTTTTATACACAAAAAAGACCGAATGTTTCATCATCCGATCTTTAAATGTTAATTAGTCTTAAATTAAAGTTCTACGTTAACTTCAGACTTTTTAATATAATGAGATTTTCCGGTCTTAGGATCGATGATATCTACCAATTCATCTTCTCCGAGTGAAGCATACTCTTCAGCATTAACCATTACAGTCATTCCCTTTTTAAGTCCTACAACACTATTCTTAAGTTGAGCTTCTACATAACCGTCATTTAAATACTGACCCTTACTTTTTTTTTCCGTAATAAAAGTTTCTTGTAATTCCTTTTCTTTTAAGGTTATTTCAGCATCAATTAATTCTAAAGCTTCTTTAAGTTCTGGAGTCTCTCCTACTTTTGTAATGCTAGCAGTAATCTCTTTTTTCTTTCCTTCTAAGAATTCTACCATTTCTTGAATCTTCTTTCTGTTTTCTTGTTGGCGAATTAGAGTATTTCCTTCTTTTTCTAATTGTTCTACTAAGTAAGAAGAAACGTCATAATTGATAAATTCTTTAACAATCTGACATGCTTCAGAAGCTGAAGAATAGTATTTCATTTCATTAAGTTGCATTCCACCGTTTACTCGATGAACATAAACACCTTCTTCTACTGAAATCATAGTTAAGAAAAGTGATGGATGAATTAAAGAATTAATTGATAAAAATTGGTCCATCTCAGCAACCATATCAAAAGATTCTATTAACTTACATACAATGTCTATCTTGTAAGCATCACGATAACCAAAGAAATTAGTGCCTAATAATGCTTCATGAATTTCAATGACAGAGGCATTAGTAAGATCAATATCACCTATATTAATGGTACCTTCATCTATGTTAATAGTAAGATCATTTTCATTTTGACTAGAGATAGTAAACATACCGTTCTTGTAAGAACATAATTTCAAACCTTCAAGTACATTAAAATATTGTACATTATTGATGTGAGCTTCTTTTACTTTCTTACCGTCAAAAGTATAATCTCTTCCTGCAAGATGGAAGGTATGTGTATTACCTTCTGTGAGTATAGGAGAAAATAGTTTAACAATTTTACCACCCCTCTGTTCGTGAACAATTTGTTGTTCCTTTGCAATGTCTTCCAAAATACTCTTACATTCTGGAGACCATGGGTGTTTAGTAGAAATAGCCAAGAATTTATTTTTCATATTTTCAGCAGATTCGCTTAAAACATTATATAAATCTGTACCCAGCTTTTCATATAAAGAACCGCCTCTCTTTTTAGCAGCTTCATAAGCTTCATTAACCTTAAAGGCTAATTTAGCCTTATCGTAAAAATTATCTAAGTAACCAATCATTTCCGTCATAGGATTCAACCAAGAGTATAAAGTAGATTGATTATATAAAGATTTAGCTATCGAAAATTTAAGTGCAGGATTAGCAGACTTTTCTACTTCTTCACACATTTGCAGATCAGCATTCTTAAGAGCTACTGGAAATTGCTTAAGAGTATTTTCTAACACTGTCATTGCATTATTAGCAGTGTAAGAAACTCTACCGGCATCAGCTTCTTTCATTTCTTGTAATTTTTCTAAAGTTTTAGTAACTTTTTCGTAAAGTTCTGTTAGTGTAAATTGCATTTTTATATCATTTTTTTGTTCATTTTGACTTTCGCATCCACAACAGCCGCCACCCTTACTCAAATTATATTCTTCAATGGCTTGGAGTGCCCATGGTTGAGGTACTCCCATTCCACACAATATAGCTAAAACCTGAGCATCAGATTTTCCACTAGCGAAGAATTGAGAAGTTAACATATGTAGGTTGTTATTCCTATATTGAGGATCAACCTGACCGTTTGTATAAACTTGCGTTTGACTTTCAGTTAATTTTTGCATTGTTCAGTCTCATTTGTTTTATATATTCTAATCAAACTTAGATTATTTATCAGCCTAGTCATCTTCAGTCCCAGTATCATCATAGAAATTAAAACCTGAATCTCCATCGTCTGCATTTCTAAATCCTTCACTTTCTTTAGACTCTGGTGCAGATGTATCTCTCGTAGTATCATCTTCAGAAAATTGAGGTCCAGTCAATATAGTATCTGGGTTAACATAACCCTCATTACTATAAGGACTCCCATCATTACTTATAGGCGCCTTTCTAATATCATCAATATTAGAAACTATTTGTTCTACCACATTACCAAAGTAAATAGCGCCGTCACGATATATTCCTATTCCCTTTCGTTCAGTATTATCTTCTGTGCTTCCGTCAGTAACAGTCCTTAAAGAATCTTTGACCATCAGGTCTACATCTGCTAATGTAACTTTACCACCCTCAAACACTGGTATGAAAGATTGTACTTCTAGTGAGAAAGTAACCTTGAATTCTTTTTTATCATTAAGAACATATTCAAAAAGTCTCTCTTGATTAAAATCTTCAGGTACTATCATAGCAGCCTGTACTCTTATCATCCCTAAGTCTACTGAAAATGACTGAGATTTATATAACATACTAATGATAGCTTCAGTAGCTTTTAACATCTCTAAATTATTAGAACAAACAATAGTAACATCCATCCCAAGTGTTATAGGTAAGAATGCTGTCATAAGAGAAAAAGTTTTCAATTCTCCATCTAGTTCTTTAATTAATTCTGCTCTAACAAATTTATTGGTAAGATTACTGGACTGGATAGACATACTACTAAGTTGTACTATTCCACGAGGGACTACTTCATAATCACCTACGGCCTTACCTTCTGCTGTAGTCTCATACAAAAAATTATCTAAAAGAAATCTTTCATTACCAGTGACAGAATAATAAAAAGGTATAGGGATCTTCCTTTTAGTATCCTCATCAACCTGATTATAGTAATAGATTTTCCGTTTGAGTTCGGCAAGTAAAGCAACAATAATATAACGAAGGACTACATTGTCCTTATTAAATTCTTCATTATATGCTGACACGCAATATTCTTATTTTTTTATTTATCCAGATGGAAACTTACTTAATTTTCTCTATCATGAACTCACTGAAGCCACCGCCCTTAGTTATTTCCAATTTCTTGTCAAAGTACTCACTAGGTAAGACTGTGTGATTAATGACAAATGTATTCAATCCTATATCTTGGATCGTGGTGTGTAGTATATTTATTATGTGGAAGACTCCATCAGCATCTATGGAAGAAAAGATTTCATCCAAGAATAAGATATTAAGACTTGGGAATCTCATCTTAATCATTTTAATTAAGGCCATGATTATTACGAAGTCTACTTTTTTCTTTTCTCCTGTACTTAATGTCTTAGGACTTATCTCCTCTCCTATATGGTGAAGTGTACAATCAAACTTATCATCAAAACGAATGCCGAATGGAATTCCCATTTCTTTACCCATAATCATGATGTGGTTATTAAAAGAAGGTAGGATAGACCTAAGGGCTAAGTTCTTGATACCATCCTCTCCCATGATATTTTCAAGTACGTTTAGGTAATTATCTTGACCTGCACTCTCTAGCCTCTCCCTATCCTTCTTTACTTTTTTAATTTTAAAATCCTTAATAAGATCTTTTAGATGATCGTATTCGCCTCCATCTGATTCCACCAATTTAATTAGCTCCTCTTTATAAGTTAACATTGAATTTTCTAATTGTCCACCTTTAATCAATATTTGTTTGATCATCTCTCTCATTCCACCTAATGAAGTTTCTACGTCTTTACTTTCACCCCTTAAAGTGGTATGTAATTCTACCAATCTGTTAAGTTCTCCTGTCTTTTGTTTCTTAAGATCTTTATGAAACTTAGTATTAAGTGGAGCCGAACATGTAGGGCATTGATTATTATCATACAAATTGATTCCTTTCTTAAGTGTAGAAATTTCACTTCCTACTTCTGATCCCTTTTTATTTTTTGTCTTTAATAAAACATCCGCTTCAGATATTTTAAGTTTAGCACTTTCATTAGCTTCTTTAAGTTTTATTCTTTTGTCATTTAATTCTAAAAGCTTTTCTTTGAGTTCTACTATCTTTTCATCACTCTTTTCTTTACTCGCGGCTTCAAACTGAGTTACTTTTTCTAAGACTGATGTTATAGAATCTTCTAAAATTCTTATCTCATCATCAAATGTTTTAATATCTTCACCCAATCCTCTTCGCCTACTCTTAACAACTTCCCTCATCTGATTGATAACGGAAAAACCAAATATCCTATCAATGATCTGTTTCTTATCCCAAGGTGACATTGTAATAAAAGACTTAAAATCATTCACAGAGAGAATTATGACATTTTTAAAAACATGATAAGGGATTTCAAAAATTTCTGTTTCTAAAAATTCTTGCATATTTGCCTTCCCAGCCACATCATATTCTGATCCGTTTAACTTAACCTCAAAAATGCCTGGGGATATTCCTCTTTCAATCTCTACTAAATTACCTCTGGTTTCTAAAGTTATCTTCCCCCACAAATTACCGTTGACTCTATTAGCCATGTCTCTTAGGTTAGATCCATCACTTTTACCATAACATAAGTATGTTATGACTTTGGCCAAAGTACTCTTTCCTGAACCATTCTGCCCTAGCACAAGATATAATTCACTAATATGTTCATCAAATTCAATTACTTGAACCCGATTTCCATAACTTGCAAAATTCTTGAACTCAACTTTCCGTATTTTCATTACTTAGTGTTTCATTATACAACTCTTGTACTGAGTTTATTAATTGTCCCTTTAGATCATCATCATAATCAAGACTATTGATATAATCTTTGGAAATTTTCATAAGATTTAATTCTCCGTTAAAATCTGAAAGAGCGCCTTCATCAAATTCACTGAAAGATTCCTCATCATAAATTCTAGGTTCCAGCCTCCGAGCTATCCCATCAAAATAATCCATGAATTTATTAATATTATACTTTCCTAATACGTTTGAAGGAATTAAAATATCTACAAAATTATCTTTAAATTCTTTCTTTAGATCTCCCATTCTCCTTTCATATACATCATTAATGTAATACCTAACAAACTGTGGGGATTGGGTGTTAGGAATGAATATATCATTATCATTCTCTAAATCTAAAATATACACCCCCTTTTGGTTTCCTCTATCACTTCTTGTCATTGGATAAGGGTTTCCTACAAGAGTCACATTACCTAATTCTTGTCTATAATGAATATGTCCACTGTAAACTTTCTTGAATCTTTTAAATATCTTTCTATTATTACCGCCTTCATGTAAATGTTTCCTACTTGGACTCGTCTGTGAACCTTGTGCTTCTGTGTGAGCAAAAAGATAATCTATGTTAGGGTATTTTTCTAAAGTCTCCTTTTCATGTTGAGATGAAGTTCGCCAAGGCATAAGTAAACATTTAATTCCACCATAAGTCAAAACTTTTGGTTCTTTGTAAACATTCACGCCAGGAATATACTTAAGACAATCTACCGAAGAAATATCATTACTATTTTTTCGCATAATATCATGATTACCTACTATGAGATGTACTTCTTTAAAAATTTTAGTAAGTTCTTCGAATACTCTTATACCTAAATCTTGAGCAGCTAAATTAAGACTTTGCCTATTATCAAAGACATCTCCTAAGTGATATAGGATGTCTCCCTTTTTGTGTTCCCTTTTAGCAAGAGGAATAAAAAAGTTAAAAAAGTAATCTTCGATTAAATTTAACCAAAGTACCGAGTTCGCCCTACACCCAAGATGGGTATCACTTATCATCCATATTCTCTTTGTCATCTAAAATAATTTTCTAATTTTCTTCTTCTCTAGGATATTATACTTATCATCAAGTTCTACTATAAGTTCATCCTTAAATTTATTTGAAAGAGAATTGTAAAATTTGTTAGGAAATACATCAAAATAGTCGGAGATGACAGCAAACAGATCAACTCTGGAATATGCATCTCCTATGTGTTCGATAATGTAAAAGAAAACTTTATTGATTTGCACCTTATTAAGTTTCTTTGCAATACCTTCAGGTGTTACTTTGTTTAATTCTTCAAATTCACTTCCAACAATTAGTTCATCTATTTTTTTAAGCAATAAATCATAGTGAATCTGATCATCAGGATCTCTTTGTGTACTATATGCTGGAGCTACACTAAAGCTTATAGGCTTAGTGTCTACTTCCTGTTGTCCGTAGGTATTATTAAATATTTTGTCATCTGCCATTAGGGTCTATTATTTTAGAATGTTAAATCATCCGTTTCAGTAAGCCTCATATGATCGTAATCAATATTAAACCTACATCTATTATTTTTTCCTTGGCCGTCTCTTATCTTAAGAACCTTAAGCCAATATTCTTTATTAGCATGCATCATACCGTCTTGAATCAGTGCATACACAACGTCTGCTGTGTGAGCCAATCCTGCAGATTCTGCAATATTTTCCATTTTTATTTCTGTGGAATCCCACCCCCCTCGTGTAATCTGAGTGGCTGAAAGTACTAACATATTTTTCTTAACAGCTAAAGCCCTAAGATCTTCCGAAATTTGTTTAACTTTCATATAAGTATTTTCTGTATTTGGATTTCTGTAATTGCAAAGGATATTTATATAATCTACGATTAGTACATTTACCTTGTGTTCCGTTACTTCTTCCAATTCTTTCACGTATGCCTCTATGTCTAAAGTTGTTGCTTGTGATGTGGGATATTCTTTAACAAATAACTTTCCAGGAGGCATAAGCCCTCGTGTTATCCTTTCTAATCTTCTCTTAATAAAATCTCGGTTAGCAGATTTTTGATCGTATTCCTGCATAGATATAGTTAATAAATTAGCACCTATTCTTTTTATCACTTTAGCTGCTGACATTTCAGCTGTGATGAAACAAACATTATGTCCCATCCTAATAAAATTAGCAGCATCATTTGCTAACCAAATACTTTTTCCTAAACCCTGTTCTCCTGCATAAACAACAAGTGATTTAGGATCATACCCACCACCTGAAACATTATCTACAAAACTCCACCCTGTCTGTATCTTTTCGGTTGCCCTTTGCATATGATCCTCAGGATTGAAAAAATCTAAACCAAGATCAGCATCAAACGAAAGTGAACCGTCCGTAGATATCATCCCTATTGCTCTTTCAACAACATCTTCGACATTTTCCGGTGAAACGTTCTGAGTCTTTACATATTCAATAGTCTTTACTAACTGCTTATCAAAATGTCTCCATTTGACCCAAGATTCTCCTGTTCTTTTTAACCAATCTTCATCATATTCAGCTAAATTAGTTGAATAAATTTGATCAATTATTTCGGTTGGAATTTCTGAAGGATCATCTGTGGCTAAAGCCTTCATTTGATCCTTTGAAGGACTTTCACCAAATTTGAGATAAAATTCCTTCGAAAGTTTAGCAATGTGATCAATGTCACTGTTACTAAAAAATCCTGGTTGTACCGTCTTTAAGTAATGTGGCTTCTTTAAAAAGAAATTAAAGAATATCTTCTCATGATCTGTATTTGCCTTCATCTAATTTTATTAATAATAACAAGAATCTTACACATCTGAAAGATTCAATAAGGATTTTTAATGACTTCATAAGTACTATATGCACTAGTAGAGTGTATTTTTTCTATAAAACCCTTTTCTTCTAAATAAGTTAAGAATTCTCTTAATTTTTCTTCAGGTAGGGAATAGTACTTAACAAGGGAAACATCCGTAAATTTAATGTAAGTAGCTTTAGGCCTGTTACAATAATCTCGGATATACTCAAAGAGTATATCTTCTGCGTCAGGATAAGTTTTTAATGAGGTGTGATTTTCAAGAACATACTTAACCTTTAATTTTTCAGGGTCAAGCGTTTTCTTCAGCATGTTCTTTTCCGTTTAACATTTCACTTATAGCATCCACAGAAAGTTCTTCTGTGCCGTATCTAAATTTATCTGCTACGATAGGTTCTAATTTTTGTAATACTTCATGTGTTAAAACCTCAGGAGTATAAAGACGATTTAGTTCTACAGATTCGTTTAAGTGTTCAACACATAACTTTCGTGCAGTATCTTTCGGTTGAAAATAATAAGTCTTATCCTTACCGGCATCATCTACATATTTATGTAACCTACATTTTTCTTTGTCAGGTTCTCCTAACTTTTCATACTGTG